GGTCCATGCGCGGCATCGCGGTGTCGGGCATGGGCATGAAGGCATCCGACTGGCTGGTGATCCCGCTGGACATCAGCTATCACTCGATCGGCCCGCGCGCGATCGACGGAAGCATGGGCGTGGCCGAGTGGGAGCGGCTGTACGGGCGCCAGCTTGACCACCTGAAGAACGTCTGCCGGCTGCTGAAGGTTGACGTGTTCGCCAAGGCCGGAATAACGCTTGACGAGTAGGTATAGCTTGTGAGATAGTTTCACGAACCAACGCTCAACCAGACCCAGGATATTCCCATGCCAACCGCACAGAAAAAGGCAGACCCTATCGCCACGGCGATGGCGGTACTGCAACAGCAGCTTGGCGCCGGTGTCGCGGCCAAGTACAACGCGGCCAAGGTGCTCGATACGCTGAAGTGGCAGACCGAGAAGGTCTTCGTCCAGCAGATTTTCCAGCGGTCGGAGTTTCTGTGCACCACGCTGCTTGGCGCACCCAACACCCTGCTGTCGGCGCTGCAAACCGCCGCCTCGCTGGGCCTGACGCTCGATCCCACGCAAGGGCTGGCGTTCCTGGTGCCACAGCGGCCGAAGTTCGATCTGCCATTCGAAGTAATACTGAAGGTGTCCTACAAGGGCATGGAGCAAACCGTGCTCCGCTCTGGCACTGTGACGGCGATCACCACCGAACTGGTGTACGAGAACGATACCTTCGACTACGGCTCCAACATCGACGGCCCCTACCTGGCTTTCAAGATGGCCCGTGGCGAGCGTGGTGCGTTGCAGGGCGGATTCTGCCTGGCGCGCTACGCCAACGGCGAGAGGCACGTCGAGTACGTGCCGGTCAAAGACCTTGAGGCGATCGAGGCGGCGGCCAACAAGGCCGCTGGCACCAATGGATCGCCCGCATGGCACGGCCCGTTCATTGACGAGATGCGCAAGAAGTCGATCGTGCGCCGCGCGGCCAAGCACTGGCCGACCACGCCCACGCTGCAACGGCTGGTGAATACGCTCGATGCCGAGGCACCGATCCAGTTCAACCAGGAAACGATGGATGCCGAGTGCGTCGAGGTGTTCGGCGACACCGAGGTCAACAAGCTGATGGATACGCTGTCGGCGATCCCGCCCGAGCAGGCGGCCAAGTGGCTGCACCTGAAGGCGGTCAGCGATGGCTTCACCGACATCCGTAGCGTGCCGCGCGCGCGCTTCGATGACTACCGCCAGCAGCTGGCAACCCGCCTGAAGCTGGTGATGGACAAGAAAGCCGAAGCGGCGGAGCACGCGCCATGAGTGCCCAACCGAACCACGTGCCACGGCGCCGCCCACCGCGCCTGCCTGACACCGTCACCGACCCTACCGTGCGCAGGCTCTGCTGGGGCTGCGCCAAGTCGTTCCCGGTGGCGAAGATGACGCAGGCGATGTATCGCGGATCGCGCTGCTGGGAGTGCGCCACGTGCGCCGGATCAACCACTGACGAGGACGACGACGCATGAGCAAGCAGATTAACGACGGTGGGCCGGCGTTTCCGGTGATTCCACCACTTGACCACCAAGGGCTTCCTTCCGACGAATACCCCGACGAAAGTGCCGGCATGACCCTGCGCGACTACTTCGCGGCGAAGGCGATGCAAGGCCTTTTGGCTGGATTCCCAAAGGGCCACGATATTGTTTTCGATACCGTTGCGAAGTTCTCATACAGCATGGCCGACGCCATGCTTGAAGTACGTGAGTACGCAACGTCATGACCACCCACGGCGAGCGCCGCATCGGACTGCTGACAAGCTCTGTCGCGCACGTGGTCATGCACGGCAGCACGAAGGCGTGGGAGGCGTTGCGGTGCCAGATGTGGGCCGAAAAGCCGGAGGACTTCGACAACAAGGTGACCACCGGCCCGCGCGCCTACGGCCACGAGCACGAGGCGGAAGGCGCGGCGAAGTTTTGGGAACGGCACCCGGAGTACGAGCTTGAGGATGGTGGCTTCCATACCTACAAAGGCGACGGCCCACTAAAGGGCTGGCTGGGTAGCTCACCGGATCGGCTTGTGACCGAGCTTGGCGTTGTTCGGCACGGTCTGGAAATCAAGTCGCCCACCTCGCCCGAGTCGTTCGCGAACCACGGTCTGGTCAAGCATTACGACCAGTGCCAGCACGGCATGCTCGTCACCGGGCTGCCTACCTGGTGGCTGGTGGTGCACCACGGCGAGATGTACGCCGAGTGCTTCGTCAGCGCCAATCCTGCCTGGCAGGTAGACTACCTACATAAGGCACAACTCTTTCACCGCTTTGTTTATGAAGGGCGCGACGTGAAGCGCCGCAAGCTATCCGCCAGCGACATGATCGACTAGGAGAATCCCATGCCGAAGAAAGAAGCCCACCACGAACTGCCGGTCACCCTGCACACCGAACTGATGGCGCTGGCAACACTGACCAAAAAGGCGCTCGTGATCGAGGACGACACGGTGGAGTTGCCCGAGGACAAGCTGCCGACCGCGATCAATGCACTGACGCTGGTACGTGCGCTGGTGCGCGATACCGACGAAGAGGCCAAGGCCAAGGCTGCCGAGGCAATTCCGGAAGCGGTCAAGCTGCGCATCGACACCATCGCCGCCGAGAAGCGGATCATCACCCGGAGAGCGCAGGAGTTGGAGCACGAACTGGAAAAAGGCCTGGATGGCCTGGTCGCCCAAGGCAAGGTCGCCAAGACCACCGAGACCGCCGCTGGCTGCCAGCTGTCGCTTGTCGGCAAGCAGAAGGCGGTGGTCACCGACCTTACCCAGGTGCCGGACGAATACTTCGACCGCGTCATCAACTGGGATCGCGTCACCGAGCAGCTGGAAAAGGAGCGCGTCGAGAACGAGGCGCGCGCCGTGCTCAAGCTGCCAGCAGTGCCGAGCAAGGTTCCCGGCGTCGCGTTCACGACAATCTATACCTACCGAACCCACCAACGCGAACTGATCGAGGAATGACATCATGGTACGACTCACCTTTGCGCACGCCATGCTGCGGCTCATGGGCCTGCGCCCCGAGTACGTGGTGCGGTTCCTTCCATCCGATCCGAAACGAACATCGGTGCGCGGTCGCACGGTGCTGGTGACCGAAGACCCCATGATGGCGATGGCCTGTTGGGCCAAAGCCACCGACACATCTACGGAGAAAGCCAGTGGCACGTTCTACCTCGCACTCGAAACCAAGCTCGCCGTCGTCCACTGCCGACGCCACGGCGACCGGTCGCATGCGCCCGCCAAAGAAACCGCCGAGTCGGGCGGCCTATTTAGCGGCCTACCGGAAGCGCCGGAAGACCGATCCGGTACTGCGCATCCACAAGAAGCTGACGATGCTGCGGCCACGGGAACTGACGGCGCTGGAACGGGCGATCAACACGATGCTCGGGCCGAAGCGGCTGCCGGTGCCCGAAAATCCGTGGATCGGCGCAAAGTAGTGGCGGCGAGCGAGAAGGGAGAGGCCTGATGCCGAAGAAGCGCACGATCAGGAAGGGCTTCACCCAGGCCACTGGCCGGGCGATCCTGGCGGCACGGCGCGCGGCGGCCAGGATCGCGCCCAAGCAGGCCAGCGAGGCGCCCGAGCAGCCGACCTACCACAGCCCCAAGGATCACACCGACATCGCCAAGCTGATGCGCGCGAAGGCCAAGCGCGAGCGCAAGATGGCGCGCAATCGAGGTGTAGACTCGACCGTGGAATGACCAGTGAGCCGCTTGCGGTTTGCTAACCCACGGGCGGGGTTTGGGGCTAATAAAACCGCCAGTAGAAGGCGCGGGGTTTACCGGGTTCCGGCAACGGCAAACAGCGTTGTCCTGCCTCGCGAAGTCCTACCGCCGATCGGGCGTGAAGCGAAGGCTTTCTAGGGCCGACCGAGGCTCCCACGCGGAGCCTTGGTTTTTTGTGAAGTCCAGAAACGACAACGCCACGCCCAGGGGGGAGCGTGGCGTTGTCAACCCGACGACGCACGGCGGAGCGCGTTGGTGTCGGGAAACAGTATCTTACCTAGTAATCGTTAATCATGTCCAGCATCGGGCCGAGCTTGTCGAGAATCTTCACGCGCGTGGCGTTCAACGAGTCGAGCCGCTGGCGCTTTTGCTGCGCGGTCATCGTGGGCGACTGGTAGACAGCGTTCTCGGCCGAACGGATCACGCTCATCTCCTTGGCGATGGTATGGATCGTGGCGCGGTAGGCAAGCGGAGTCTTGTTGTCATTAATCAACGCCTTGGCCTCGTCAATGCGCCCTGTCTTGATGTAGTCGCGGAGCGTGGTGGCGGTCTTGTCGGCCGTGCTTTGCGCGTCGTACAGGGCTTGCAGGTACTTAGTGCGCGGATCGGTGTTGGCATCGCCAAGCCCAAACGTGCCTTCCAGCGCGCCGATCGCGGAGTTGCCGTAGCGCGAGGCCGGCGCGGCGGGCGAATGGCCGGTCGCGCGTGCGACGGCGTCAGCCATCATCAGCGCGTAGGTGCCAATGGTGCCGGTGTAGCCCTGAACAAGATGTTGCAGGCGATCGGGCGAGCGCAGCATGTCCGGCGCCACCGACGGCAACGCCTTGGAGATGGCCTTGATAGTCGGCGACGTGGTTGGCTTGAACTGGTCGGTCGGTAGCTTGTCCTGCTCGGTCTGGCTGACGATCGGGTTGTTGGTTAGGCTGTCCTGGTTCTCCTGATCCTGGATGTAGGGCGCGACCACCTGCGGCGTCGGGTCGAACTGGAAGATACTGAACAGCATGCGGTCAATCGACTGCACGAAAATCTTCTTGGTGTCCTTGCCCTGCATGACGCGCAAGGCGCGCTCCGGCAGGGTGCCCAGCAGCGAACCCAACTCGAACGGCTTGGGCAGCATGAAGTGCTGGTCGCCGACGAAAAAGTGGTAGTACATGTCCTTGCTGGCTTCCGGGATACGCTGGAAGCGCGGGTCTTGCTCGTTGTGCACGGCAAGCAGCGTGCTGGCGGTGGTCAGCGCCGCCGCCTTCAGCAGGAAGCTCATGACGGCCCGCTTCTGCCCGCCATCGACCACGTCGCGGCCACGGATGCCCTCGTACAGGCGGTTGAGACCTTGGATGCGCGCGTTCATGAATGGCACTGCGCGGATCAGCAGCTGCATCGCCCGGTTGTCGCCGCGCATCTGGAAGTTGAGCGTGTTCTGTGCCTGCCAGGCAGCCTCGGCCATCGAGCCGCCTTGCGCCAGGATGTGCTTGGCGATCGTGACGCGGTTGGTCTGCTCGGACACGAAGCCGATGCGGTGGTAGGCGTGGTACAGCTTTTTCGGGCTGTTCAACAGCGTCAGCTTTTCGTCACCATGCATCTCGGCCAGGTGCTCGCGCATCTCGTTGACCTTGAAATACTCGTTGCCGTTGTAGCCGGCCACGCGCAGCGCGTTGACGAAGTTGCCGTCGGTATATACCTCCTTTGCACTGCTAAGCACACCCTTGATGATGTTCGGGTTGGTGCCGGTCTGCATCCACGCGGTGACGCCATCGCGGAACATGTTGCGGTACATGAAGCGCGGATCGAGCGTGACGCCCATCGTCAGCAGGCGCTTAGGCACGCCCAAGATCACGCCGAGCGCCTTGTCGAACTTGCCAACGTCAGTGAACGCGGTGATCGAGCGCAGCAGCAGCGGATCGGTCACGCGGTAGTACACCGGCCGGCCCTTTTCCATCACGCTGACCACGTCCGGGCCGACCGGCTTGGACAGCTTGAAGAACGACACCAGCTTGTCCATGTCTTCCTTCGGCACGTAGTGGGTATAGCGCCCACTTTCGTTCTTGCCACCCACGTGCATGCCGATCTTCGCCAGGGTCTTTTCAATATCGCCGACCGACAGGTTCACCGGCGAGCCGGGCAGCTTCAGGCGCTCCATGCCCACGCCGTTGGCGACGGCCACCACGCGGCGCATCGCTTCGTTGGAGTAGACCTTGTCGAGCACCGCACCGGCGTTCTTGATGATGTTCTCGATGATCGGCTCGGCCTGCCGCGCGCTGCCGTGCAGGCGCATCGAGGTGACCTTCTTGCCCGACAGGCTCTTGCCCGAGCGCCACTTCTCGCCCTCGGCATTGCCCTTCTCGTCCAGCGCGCGGTAGAACGGCACGTAGCTGTTCTGCTTCCATAGGTCGGCGGTGTCCTGCGACATCGCGCCGCGATCCACCGCCAGGTCGAGCAGCTGGTGGTTGAACGCGGTGTAGTCGTCCAGCACCTGCTTGAACTGCGGGTACTGCTTTTCGAGCGACAGCATGGTGTCGATGTCATCCTGCGACATCAGCTTCTCGCGCGGCGTGCCGTCGGCGTTGGTTTGCTGAATCAGTTCCTGCGCGCGCTTGGCGTAGGCGTAGCCTTCCCACAAGGCATCGAGCGGCTTGCCGTCCGGCGTGTTGTGGTACAGCGGCTTGAAAATCTCCATCAGCCCCTTGCGGCCATCCACCGGCACGAAGCTGCCCTTGACGTAGGACGGCACACCGAGCTTCATCACACCGGCAGTGATCTGCTCGTTGTTCTTTGCCATCCAGGCGGCCTTGTAGGCGCTCTCGCTGGCGTCCAGCAGGTTGCCGCCGGTGATGTTGCGTTCCAGCTTGGCGATCGACGCCAGCGCGTCCACGTAGCTCTGCTTGAGGTCGAGCGCGGTGTCGCCGGTGACGATGTGGTCGCGGATGTCGCGCATCATCTGCTGCATGCGATCCCACGGGTTCAGGTTGTACTCGCTGTGGGCGATCGTGCGCTTGAGGATTTCCTCTACCTTCGCGTCGCCCTTGGCCCGGTTGCGCAGCGAGTACATCGGGCTGTCCTGGCCCTGGCTGGCCGGTAGCTCGAAGTGCCCAGGCGTTTCCCGGAATGGGATGCCTGACGCTTCCAGTGTTCCACGTGAAACATCCTGCTTGCCGATCAGCACGCCATCCTTGCCTTCCTCGCCAGCGAACCGGGTCAGGCCCAGCAAGTCGGACGGATCATGGGTATCCAGCTGGCTGACCGAAAGCATGTTGCGGTCACCCACCACCGTGCTGTGGATTCGCGCATCGAGACCGCCGACGCGCAGGCCGCGCGATCCATCATCGAAGTGATCCACAAAACCACGCTGGCCGCGCGCGCCCAGGTAGGTTGAGGTGGTGATATGGGTGTCGTCGTTGAAGGTCGCTGTCGGCGTTTCCATGCCGCGCAGGCTGACGCGGCCATCGCGGATGTCGGCGTAGTTCTTGCGCACCATCGTTTCGAGGTCATTGTCCGTCCAGCCCTTGACCGCCTCGCGCAGCAACGGTTGGCTCTTCATCCATGAGCGCAGCGCGCCGATGATCTTGTTCCACGTGGAACGTGTGTCGGGCGTGTCGGCTTTTTCCGACAGCGCGGCCAGGTACTCGTGGGCGTGCAAACGCGGTTCGCGCGGGCCGAACGAAGCCTCGTAGGTGCTTTTGATGTCCTTGTAGAGCGGCTTGTCCTTGATGGTGTTGTGGATCGAGTCAAGAAAGTCTTCATACTTGTCGCCGAACGCGAAGAGCATGCCACCGTGGCCGACCATCTCGTGCAGCATCACACGGGTCGCGTCGGCCTTGTCGCGCAGCGCATCGGAGAACAGGTAGGCTTTGCCGTTGTAGTAGACGCCGCCCATGTCGATGTCATCGGGCAGGCCCACGTCCTGTGTCCACTGGCGTACCGGATGATCCTCGGGCAGTTCGCGCGGAGAGTGCAACACTTCGATGTGGCCGGCACCCTTCCATGTCGCTGCCAGCGTGCGCGCGTGCGCCACCAGCATGGCATGGTGCGCCGGGTCATCCTTCAGGGCTTTGACGGCACCAGCGGCACCGGCTTGATTGGCAGCTGCTTTGCTGACTGAATAGGCGGCGTCACCTGCTTGCCCTTGGGTGCCGGCTTGGTCGTTTTGGCCTTTGGTTTCATGGTTCACCTCGCTCGTTTGTGATACAGTATCACTACCACTATTGACGGAGGATGCCGCCGTGGAGTTCTTTGATTTGGGTTCGGATGACATTCCGGTCGTCCGCTTCTCGCCGGGTGGGCCGACCTTCAAGGTGTCCACCGGGGAAGCGGTGCTTGCCTGGGATCGGTCGTTGGCGCCGATTTCCCGAACCGCGTTCGACAAGTTGCTTGACGAGTTCGGTTTGCGATCCAAGTTCGAGGCGTTGGAACGCGCCCACGCTTCGTCGTAAAGCGCGTTCATGCGGTCGTTCAGCACGCCGGCTTCCGGCGTGTTTGGATCGAGTTCGCGCCAGCGTTTATAGAGCGCGTGGCCCTGCGATTCCTTCGCTTCGAACAGCGAGCGGACGTGGAACTGCACCTCGGACTTGACGCCGTGCTTGTCCTGCAACACCACCTTGCCATCGCGGTAGCCGTGCTCGTTGTCCAGTGTGTCGGACTGGCTCACCACTGTCTGCTTGGATCGGGCGATCCACTTCGCCATGCCCGCGCGCGCTTGCTCCGGTGTGTCATACACCAGCGTGGCGCGCAACAAATCCTTGATGCGGGTTGGGTCTCCGGCGTAGTCAGTGACCGCTTTCTGCTCGGCGCGGGCGCGCCCTTTCAGTGGCGCTTCAATGTGCATTACCGCGCCGGTGGCGTCGGCCGTGTCGCGCACCATCGCGTCGAACTTCGGCTTGTAGCGCGCCGCTTCCGAATACAGGGCGGTCAGCTGCTTGGCGCCATCGCCCTTCAGGATGCCCTTTTCGGCGGTGAACGATTCCGGCCCGGCCTTGTCCACCACCACGCCGGGCAGGCTCTTGACGCCCAGGGAGCGCGCTATCGCCAAGGTGTCGGCGCCCTTCAGCACTTCGAAATTGCCGTTGCCGATGTCGCGCAAGGCAAGCTCCTGGCGACGCGGCACTTCGCCCTTGGCGGCGCTCATCATCAGCTTGCGTGCCGTGTCCTGTGCCGAGACATCGTAATTGGCGTGCAGCTTGTCCAGCGGCACCATGACGGCGCCCTCGGCGTCGTTGCGCACGTAGGTTCGGCCGTCCGTGAGGTCTGGCTTGCGGCGCAGCGAGGCGTACACCGGACGCTCGCTGCCACCAAGGAACTTTCCCGCACCCGCCGACGATCGCAGTTGCCCGTCCTCGTCGCGCGTGACGATGTCGAGCGCGCGGAAGTCGGACTGCAACATGGCCGACGCCAGGTTGTTCGCGTTCCGCAAATCGGCCTTGTTGGTCACGATGATGCCGGCGACAGCGTTGCCGCGCGTCATGTCGCGCGACACGCGCAGGAAGCCGGTGTCGGGATTCCCGGTGCGAAGGTTGCCCATCTCGGTCTCGCTCATGGGCATCCAGCCGACCACCTGGTGACCGTGATCGAGCATGATGAGGCCTTCCTGGTTGCCCTTGACGTTCTCCTTGACCCAGTCCAGCGCATCGCGCGGGTTGGCGAACTGCACGCGATCCTTGCCGAGAATCTTGCGGTACCGACGCTCAAGCATCGGCACCTCGCTGCTGCGCGAGGCGGCCGTGACGTGCTGCGCCGAGTCGGCCCGGCCGTCCTCGAACAAGCTTCCACCGATGCTCTTGTAGTAGCTGGCCTTGGTTGATCCGGGCGCCACCACGATCATGCCGTGCGCTTCAATGCCGGTCTCTTTCAGCAGGCGTTCCATCTTGCCCGTGATGGCAAGGTCGGCGGCGCTTTGCTGCACGCGACCACTGGGATGGTTGTGCGCGAACCAGACGTTCCGCGCGCCAGGCACGTCGGCGATGGTGCCAATGAAGTGGCCGCTGTGGACGCCAGACTGGTCAATCAGGCCGACCGTGTGACGCACCACCGCCAGCGGGCGGCCGGCCTTGTCGGTCACCACGGCGAGCACCTGCTCCTGCGGCGACTTGCGCAGCGGCGCGATGATGTGCGCGGCATCCTGCCAGGTCTTCACCTGCTTGACGCCAGACTTGAAGGTGCCAGTGCTGACTAGCTTGGCGTGTTGCAGGAGCTTGGTGGCGTAGCTGGGGTTCCCGGCGTGCGGAGCTTCACTGGGGGTGAAGAGGTCGATTTGGTCGGGATCAGTTCGGTCAATGGCTCGCCGTCCACCTTTTGCGGCGGCCGGGGCAGATACACCAGATTTCCGTAGCTCGGAGAGTTTTCCATAGGATACTGTATCACCTTCGGCAACCTTCGCGAGGTCAATCTGTTCAGGCCGTTTACCATCGAACAGGCCACCGTCGCCGGTATCTTCCTTGCCGCCCACCTTGCCGTTGCGCAGCGCATCCTTGGCGCGGGTCGCCGCATCGAGACGATCGGCTGCTTTGGGGCCGCCGAACATGTCGCTGGACGAAGTGCGCTCATCGACCACTGGAACGCTATCCATTCCAAGCTCTTTCGCCATGACTGCACGATGGCGCCCATCTTCCTTTCCATTGGCGTACAGGTGTAACGGATCAAGGCTACCGCCCTTGCGCACGTGATCCTTTAGAGCCTCAATGGCGTCGCGCGATTCCTCGTCAATATCCAGTGGCCGGGCTGCGCTCAAAAACGCATCCGGCGTCATCTGCGTGATCGGCTTGTTTGTTTCGGCATAGCGTTTGCCAGCTGGCGCAAGCGGGTATTTGGCGCCCGTGGCCGCATCCTCGGCGTCATGCTTGGCCTTGAGCTTTTCGTAATCGGCGTTCGCCAGTTCGAAATTGCCCTGGTGCTTTTGAATGATCGCGTTGACTTCCATGCCACGCTTCCACTCCTTCGTGGTCGCGAGTTCATCCATGCGGCCTGGGTCGGCTTCGGTGTAGTTATCCCGGCCCGCTTCGATCGCCGCTTCCTCGGCGCTATTGAACACAGCGTGCCCACTGAATCCCTTGCGGTCGAAGTGTTGCAGCCGATACTTGCCGCCGCCGTCGGTGTCGGGCATTACCGTCGTCCAGCGATCCTCGCCAGGAACCTTCAGGGTGGTGCCGTCGCCGTGCTCGGCGAACGCATCCAGCGCCGCCCGCTGCTTGTCGATCTGCTTGCGATGCGAGGCATAGACTTCCTTGTAGAAACCATCGCCAGCATCCGCCCGCTTCTTGTAGTCGGCCAGCCGTGCTTCGTCGGCGGCGAGCGGGTCTGGCTTGCTCGCCTTCATGCCAAGCTCTTGCCGGATCGCCTCTACCTTGTCCGGATCAGTGGCCCAGTTCTCCCACTCGTCGCGCTCGGCCTTCAGCTGCGCAATGCGCTGCGCCAGCGCCTTGGGGTTGTGAACGTCGATGCCTTCCTTCTTGGCAAGCTCCGGGCGCTTGCTGGCGCCAGTGATCGCCGCCAGGCGTTCGGCAATGTCGCGCTGGTGCTTGCTCGCGGCGCCAGCCATTTTGATGCCGTCCTGAATGGCGCTGTCATCGAAGCCGAACATGTCGCCACTGGCTTGGCTCGGCGCCATCGTGCGCACCGCGTGCATGGTGTTCACGGCAGTGGTGATCGACTTGCCATCCTGAAGCAGCTTCATGCCGAGCGCCTGCATCTTCTCGTCGCCAGGCGCGGCCTTGGCTATTTGGACGGCGGCTTCGTCGGTAATCCGGTCGGCACTATGCGCGGCAATGAGTTCAGGACTTCCTTGTGTCGCGATGGAGTAAGCCCGTTGGCCCGTCGATCGCGCCAATAGTCCGCGAGCGAGGGCGGTTTCTTTGACGGCTGGGTTTTGGAAATACTGGACATAGTCTTTTACCTTTCCTTGACCATCGCGGATATTCAGTTCTGCATCCAGCGAGGCCGCGTGGTCGGTGGTGAAGCCTTCACTCTCGCGATAGATTTGTGCCGGGATCGTTTTCTCGCCACTGCGCTTGGCGAGGTCGAAGCGGTGGCGGCCACTGATAATCTCCATGCGGCCGTCATTGCGTTCCCATACCTGAATCGGGCCGGTGCCGCGCCGATCGTATTTGCCGCCCAGTGGTTCCACCACGCCATCGTCGTTGGCGCCACTCTTGAACTGCGGCACGTCCTTGGAGAGCGACAGCTTCTCCAATGGAACCTCGGTAATCGGGAAGTCGGTGTGATGCGCTTCCGGACTGGGTTGGCGCAAGTGCTCCTGCGGCATGCCCGATACCGGATGCGGCGGCACGTCCGGCCCGGCGTTGAGATACCGGACGAACTTCGCCCGATCCATCATCGTCACGTCGCTTTTGCCGTTGGGCACCAGTTTACTAGCCATGCCAGGCGGGTACTGGCGCGAGTACACCTGCAAGGCTTCGGCGCGGCTCTTAGCGCCCATGACCACCTTGACTTGGTCGTCGCTGCCATCGGGCTTGTGCTGGCGGATGACTGCCACCGGGCGGGTGTCATCGTGCGCATTATGGGTGAGCAGCACACCCACCGGATTGCCGTCGCCAGCCTGGGTGCCAGGGATGTAGCCGGCATGGGCACCTTGAATCTTGCGCGATCCCGACGGGCCTTTGCGTACCGCGCCATCCGGGGTTGTGATGCGCACGCGCACGTCGCCCTTGTCGCTTTTGAACAGCACGCCACCCTTGCGGTAGTTGCCTGCGGCAGCCTGCGCCGGTGTCGGTTCAAGGTAGGTATCGCCTGCGGCGGTGTCGATCGCCGCCTGCGCATCGTCAGGCGCAGTGCCGTGGGCCACCGTGATGTTCCCCTTGGCATCGACCGGCAGCGACACGCCGGACTTCGCCAGCGAGTCCACCACGGCAGCGGCGCGCGGGCTGCCCGACTGGCTTACGGCTTGATCTTCTTCACTCCCATTGTCGATGAGTCCGGACGCATCATCGCTCCCACCTTCGGCATCGCTCCCCGCTGCGGCTTCGTCCCCTGCCCCAGTCCCAACATCGGCGATAGGTTTTTCTGCTTGACCAGCGGCGCCATTTTGATTTTCGGTGTCTGTGCTTTCATGCTGTGCTCCATTGTCCGGCCGGATGCCGGTAAGGTCTTCAATCCGCAACGCGATCGGCGCCACCACTTCAGGGTGGCCCATCACGGTCAGGCTGCCATCATCCAGGCGGTAGGGCACCACGCTCATGGATTGCAGGGCCGCCTTGACTTGCGGCGTGTCGGGGTAGTTGATCTGCGTGAAGTCAGGCCGCGCATCCTTTTGCAACGCAACCTGGGTCAGCGATCCATCCTTGTTGAAGTCCTCGCCGTGCGCATCCTCGATGTAGTCGGGCACCTTGCGCGCGTCCACGGTCTCGTACAGCGCATCGCGCAGCTGCAACATGCCCGGCTGTGGATCGGAGAACGCCCACCGATTGAGCTTGTTCATCTCCACCGGCGGCACCACCTGCTTGGCGCGCGCCAGCACGTTGCTGACTTCCGCTGCCATGCGACCGGTTGCCACCTGCGACGCCTGATCCTTCATCGCCGCGCCGTAGGCGTTCCAGGCGGCATTGGAGCCGGCTTCGGCCGAGTACGAGGTCTTGGCGTAGTCCTGCGCTTCCTCCGGTGTCATGTCATAGGCGGAGTCGAAAATCTCGCGGTAGCGCGACGACTGCTGCATCAGGTCTTCGTGCGTCGAATTGAGCACGTCCTGACTGGCCTTGGTGCCGACGGCAGCGGCATCCAGCGCGCTGCCGGACAGGCCGCTGATGGCGCTCAACTGGGTCGCCAGGCCGGCGGTCTGCTGTGCCGCCGGGTCGCCCGCTTCAGCCTGGCGCTGCACGGCATTGAACCGTTGCGCCACGACGTTAGGGTCTTCCTGCTCGGCGGCATGGAACGCGCCGCCCATGACCGCGCCGAACAAGGTGTTCTGCGCGGCGTCGCCCCACGAGAAGTCGGTTTGCTTTGGCGACGACATGTTGCCAACGTCGCGTTGCAGTTCGCCGCCGGTGAAGCCTGATGCAGCGCCAGCGCCCAGGCGCTGCAACAGCGGGCCATCCATGCCAACCGGCATGGCGTTGGTCAGCGTGGTGATGCCAGCGTCGTTCAGGCCGGCGACGGTTGCACGCAACGGATCGCCGGTCTGGTCGTATACCTTTTCGCCGGTGTCCAGGCCGCCTTCCGCTGCCACTGGCGCGCTGGCGGCGGCCGACTTGGACAGCGCATTGCCAGCCATCTGTGCGCCTTGGCTGATGGCATCCTCGCCAGCGCCCACCAGTTCTGGCACTTCGGTGGCGCCACCGCTTGCCAGCATCTCCGTCAACTGGCCGCCCATGTTGCCGGCCGCGAAGCCGAGGCCGCTGGCGGTCGGGTGCGCCGCGTCGTTGCCGTAGGCCTCGTTGCGCGCCAGCATCTGGTTGGCCGGGTCAACGAAGTTGCGGAACGCGGCATCCTGCAAGCCGGTCTCGGGCTGGTCGCTGAAGCTCGAATGGATCGAGTCACCGAGCATGCCCATGCCAGCCAGGCCGAGACCCAGGTACTTGTTGGCCTGAAGGAAAGGATGCGCGACACCGGCACCGATCGCATTGCCCGCCGAGGACGCGGCGCCCACGATGTTGTCGGCGCCCACTTCCAGCTTGTCGGTCAACGTGGTGTTGGCCGGGTCATCGAACTTGTCGAACGGGTTTGGCGCTGGCGCTGGTGCGGATGCTGATACTGGCGCTGGCGCCGATGCGGCCGACGGCGGCGCATCGTACACGTCGAACGGATTGGCAGACATGCGTTACATCCAGCTGGCGGTGGCGTTCGGGTCGGTCTGCTGTGTCGGATCAGGCGAAGGCGGTGGGCTGGTCATGCTCGTGGGATCACTACCTACACTGCCGCTGCCCGCGCTGCCGCTGGACGGATCGCCAAGGTACTGGTTCGATGCACCCTGGCCGTACTTCTGATCGAAGTAGGGACGCAGTGATGGGTTCGCCTTCAGCTGCTGGATCGCTCCGGCCGGTGGTGGCACGCCAGGGGATGCCGGTGCTGCCGGTGCTGCTGGTGTCGCCGGTGCAGGTGATCCCGACACGGCCGGGCTGACCGGTGAACCGATCGGCGGCAGCGTGGAAGGGTCAATGGTGCTGGAATCGGTGCTGCTGGGGTCGGTGCTTGTGCCAGCGGCACCACCGGCGGGATCGACGTAATCCACGCCAGTGAGGGCAGCGAACTGCTTGGCGTAGGGCGCTGCTTGCTTTTGCACGGCGTCAATCAGGCGCCCGTACTTCTGATCGACGGCCGCGTTCGCCGCCGCCAGCGCATTGGGATCACCGGCATAGGCCAGGTTCGCCGCGTTGACTTTCTTTTCGGCGTTGGCCTGGGTCTGGTAGAAGTCCTCTTTGCGACTAAGCTGACTCAACTGCACGCCGATGGATGCCGCCTTGCGGGCACCGATGGCATCGGAGTGATCGGTCATCACCTTGTTTCTTTCCAGGTTAACCCGCGAGTTTTCGAGGTCAACCCGCTTCTGTTCGAGCGCGACGGATTGGGTACGATAGGCATTTTCGCTCGCCAGCGACGCATTGTGGAACTTGTCTTCCGACGCCAACTCCTGCCGCTTCAAGTCGGTGGCGGTCTGGTTGAACTGCTGCTGCTGCGCTTGGGTGCGGGTGAAGTGATTCTCTTCCAAGTCCTGCTGGCGCGCGGTGAGCGCAGCCTGGAACTGCATGCGCGCGGCTTCCTGCTGCGACGCGAAGGCCTGCTGCTGCTTTTCCTTTTCCTGGTCGGCGGCGTACTGCGCCACCGAGCCGAGGTCGCTACCGGCGGCATCCAGCGCATTGCTTAGGTGCGAGGGAAAGTTGCCCTGCTGTACTTGTCCGTTCACGACATGGCTCCGGGCTGTGTGGCTGGCTGCGGCGGCTGCGGCGGCGGCTGCGATGGATCAGGCGGCCCACCGACCGAGGCATCCGATTGCTGCGCCTGCGGCGGCGGCGTGGCGGCATCGGCGCCACCGGGCAGCGGCTTCTTGCCCAACTGGTCGTTGACCGATCCGGACGTGGTGCCGAGCGCCTGGTGAATCTTGTCGAACACGCCTTGCTTGGACAGCGACTGAAGCACGCCGTCGGAGACGTTGCCGCTTTCGACTTCGCGCTGAATCTGCTGTTTCCAGAACGCTTGGTTGGCCTGGCTCACGTCCGGCGTAATCATGCCGGCCTTCACTTCGAGCGTGCCGAACGCGCGCACCGCCTGCATCTTCGACTCGCCGAGCACGCGCAATTCGGCATCGGAGAAATTGTAGTTGCCGTCCTTTTGCAAGCCTTGGAATGGCGGCATGCCATTGAAGAGTCCCTGCGAGTTGCCGAGCAGGTACATCGCGGTGACCAGTTCGTCGGTGGCGTGAAACAACACTTCGGGATCGTAGGTGATTTTCTGCGCCTGCGCGGCGTGCACCATCGTGAACACGATATGCGCCGTCGCCGATCCGATCGCCACCGCCAGCGGCACGTGGGGGTTGTTGAGCATCGCCAGCACGCTTTGCCACGGGCTGGGATGCTTCGGCGTGGCCTTGCGCTTGTCGCTGATGAACAGCAGGAAGCGGGTAACCAGCTGGTGGTACTGCGCCTGCTCCGCCGGTGTGGCTGGAACGGGTGCGTTCGGATCGGCTGCCGTGGCCGCGTCGTTGGCATCCTGCTGGGTGCCCTTGGCGCGCGCGCCGCCCTGGGTGGCGCCATTCAGCGCCTGCCCCTGCGGAGAGGCTGGCGTGCTGGCGGCCGGGTTGGGCACGTTGGCGTCGGGTGAACCTTGATCCGGCGCTGGCGTGGCCTGCCCGCCAGCCTGCGCGTCGCTTCCAGGCGGCGTGCTTCCCTGCGCCGCGTTGGCGGCCGGGTTGCCCGGATCGTAACCGGGTGGAATCATCGACATCAGGCTTGACTCCCCATGTAGTTGACGGCGCCCTGGGTCACGAGACCGCCGATGCCAGCCGAGTTGGCGGCGGCCTGGCCGAGGTTGCCGGGCTGCGCATAGCCAGCCAGCGGTGCACCGCCGAGCGCGCTGTACTGCCCGGCCGAACCGACACTCGGCGCCGGCTGGTTGGGCAGCAGTGCGCCAGGCACGCCAGACGGCGCCGGTTCGGAGCCGCCAGGCGACAGCGAGAAACCGCCGTTGGTGGTGTGCATGCCGAGGTGGAAGCCGCCGCCGTTGGGCGTGGCGCCACTGAATTGCTGCTGGCTGGTCGGGCGCAGGTAGCCGGACGCCATATCGACGGCCGACTTCATCAGCATGATCTTCTCGAACGAGGACATGCCCGATGGCACCACCGGGCCGGCGGCCGAACCGACGGCCGGAGCGGATGGCGTGCCGATCCCGAGCTTGCCCTTGAACCAGTCCTCTGTGCTCTGGAAGATCGACTTCGGCGCCGAGGGAAGCACGTTGCCATTGCCTTGGTCGCCAGCCTGCGGTGCGCTGGTGTCGGCCGTTGCGGACGATGCGGGCGATGCGTTCGAGGCAGCCAGGTAGTCGGCGGCGGACGATCCACCGCTGCCACTGTTGGCCGCGTTCGTGTAGCCGGCCACGTTCGCGGCAGCCGCCAGGATCGGCGAGGCTCCCGCGCCAAGTGCTGGTGCGGCAGTCGCGGTTGTCAGCGTGCCAGGCAGGGCGGCAGCATCGGCCGTGCTAGCGCCGCCAGCGGCGGGCATGATCGGGCCGTACATACTGGCGTCGGAGAACGCGGTACCACTGGCCGTGCTCGATGCCGTTCCGGACAGGCCAGCCGAGGTGCCAGTGACCGCGCCGCTACCAGCGGTGCTTGCTTCAGCCGCCATCGACGCGGCAGCGGACACCGTGGCGCCCGTGGCCGAAGCGCCGACCGAGGTAGCGGCCACCACCGATGCGACGTTCGCGCTGGCGGCAAGGGATGCCGTGGTGGCACCGAGTGCCGCATAGCTGCCGACAGCGGTGCCCGCCGTTGCAGCGGCGCCCGCTGCGGCGCCGGTATACATGGCCGTGCCGGACAGGACACTCGCCGACGAAGCGCCGGCTGCGAATCCTGCGGCCGTTCCCCCGGCCGCCGCTGGTGCAGCGAAGTAGGCCATTGCCGCGCCTGCGGTGAAGTAGGCGGCCACCGCGATGGCGGCATAGCGCAGGATCGGTGTGTGCCAGATGGTCATGGCAACATCCTTGACGCCATTGAACACAGCCTTCACCGGCTTGATAACCACTGCATCGAATACCTTGCCGACAGCCTTGATGACGCCACTCATGGGTGCGCTCCTTTTGACGGCGCTTCAACGGACGCTGTGATAGGCGCCAGCATATCCGCATATCGCGGGTGATTCTTCACGAAGAACGATCCCTGCTGCACGAAGCCTTCGGCGGTGTAGAGCCGGCGCATGATCGACAGTGGCGCTTTGCTGCTGACACCCATCTCGATCCGCACCACGCGGCTCACGTCGAAGGCCCACTCGCTGAAGGCGCGCAGCAGCTGGCGGCCGTCGCCGAAGCGTTCGGAGTAGAACACCAGGTCGCTGGCGATCCGCGCGCCATTGCCCTGGTTGACCCACCACAGGGTTTCGGCCGTGCCGATCAGCACGCCGGTCAGCTGCTTGGCGTGCTCGGCCACCACGATCAGGCCGTCCTTGCGCTGGCTCTTGACGATCAGCAGGTTGATGATGTGATCCCAGTCGGGAGTCACCGCGCGGTAGTCGGTGTCCAGGCGCAGGCGTTCGAGCAGGATCACCAGCTGCTCAAGGTCGCTCGGGTCGAACGGACGGATCACGGGTTCGGCCAGGTCGAAGCGTTGTAGGCGGTGTAATTGGCCGCCGGGGATGCCGGGATCATCGAGGCGAAGTAGGCGTTGTTCATCGTCATGAAGGCATTGAACTGGTTGATCGCGTCGGTGGTGGCGGCCGATGCCTGCGCGGCCGTGATGTTCGGGTTGGCGCGAATCTCGCCCATCGTCTGCATGAGCGACTGCTGCTGGGTGTTCACCGCATTGAGGTAGCCCATGCGCACCTGCATGCCGTACTGCGTCCAGGCGTTCTGGTTGGTGTAGGCCTCCGACTGCGAGGCGTTGCGCTGGTTGTACTGTTCCTGCACGCCCATCGACGCGACGTTTTGGGAAAACTGCTTGTCCATCTGTTCCAGGGTGGCGTTGGTCTGCCCCTGGATCGTCGCCAGCGTGGCCTTCAGGTTGGTCGATTGCGTGGCCGCGTTGGCCTCCACCTGCGCGTACATCTGCTGAATCTGCTGGTTGCTTTGATCCTTCAGCATGGCGACGCCCTGCTGGAAGTTCTGGCTCGACAGCACGGCGTTGTCGGTGAAGGCGTTCAGCTGCTGCTTGAACGTGTTCGCGGCAGCGGCATTGAACTGCCCGGCTTGCGCATGGGTCTGCGCATCCTGCGAGGCAATCTGAAGCGCCACCTGCGATCCGGCCAGGCCAGCGGCACCGGCGGCCATCAGGTCGTTGGCACCGCCGGACGCGGCGTACTTGCGCGTCACCGCCGCTTCGGCAGCGGCGATCGCCGGGTTGCCCTTCGCCATCAGGCCGGCGTACTGGCCCTGCACGGTCTGGTCGGGCGTGACGTTCCACTGCGTCGGTGCCTGCTGCAACGAAGCGCCTTGGCTGGCAACCGAGCCGGCCGATGGCGCAGCCGCATCCGGCAGCGATCCGCCGGTCAGGCTGCCCAGGTTGAAGTCGGTCGGCAGCAGCGATTGCGTGCTCGTGTTGATGCCGGTCGAGTTGCTGTACCCACTCGGCGTGCCCACGGCTGGCGACGATTGCCCGGTGGCCGGGTTGGTGACCGACGCCGGGATAGTGGCCGGGACGAATGGCGCAGGCGCGGGCGGCGGCCCGCTGGGTGCTGCGCCGACCGGGCCAGTCGCTGCCATCGGCGACAGCGGCCGTGGCGCGGGAGCATCGCCAGGGCCGGCACTGATCCACGGCAGAAAGGGTGCTGGCGATGGCGACATGTTCGATACCGGGTTGGAGTGCAGGCCGCCGGACGGCGGCGGTGGTTGGTTGGGCACCTTGCCAAGCCAGTAGTCGCCGGGGCTGGGGCCGTCACCGCCGAGGTCAGGGCGAGGAAGCATGGCTGTCATCTCCATTGATCCAGTGGATCAAAGTGTCACGTGTACTCAGGCACTTACCTACGACTTCGAGCGCGCCCTCGTACAGGATGAAGGCGGCGTCCGCTTGTTGCTTATCGGTGTAAGCGGAAAGGTTTCCGGGCATCGGTGGCGGGTGGATCGGCTGCATGGCTGCCACCGGCTTGGTTCGTTGCGCCACCGGGGAAGACGGCTTGGTAGGCGCGCTGGTACATGCGGTCAGCGTCAGGAGACAGAGCGCAAGTGCCCAGTGAATGGCTGGCGAGGTCTTTGTCGATCGTGTCGAAGGCATGAGCTTGGCCTTGCAGTTGGGTCAACAGGTCGGCCATGCCTTGGGCGGTATGGTCGTTCTGGACGTTGATGATGGCCGACTGCTTGATGGAATCGGCCATCGCCGCGTTGGTCTGCTTCAGGGTCTGCGCGTCGGCGTGCCAGCCCTCCACCTTCCAGCCGATCCCGATGCCCAAGAGCAGCGCGAGCAGGACGGCTCCGATAAACGGCCATAGGTTCATGTCGGGTGTGCTCCGGGTCGGGCGGACAAGACATCTTCGGCCCACGGCACGTAGTGGTAGAGAACGCGCACCATGAGCCAGTAGGCAGTCGGCGTGCTGATGCCGCTGATGAAGGCCATCGCATACGCCGAGGCGTGCGGGTGACGCGGCCAAAGCGCCAGGCACAGAAACGCGCCGATGATCGAACTGACCGTGCGCACCGTGCGCGCGTGGTCGTCATCGGGCAGCGTTGCGGGCAGCTGGAACTTGAACCACTGGGTGAACATCATGCCGCCGAAGATGGCGAGCAGCAGCGCCCGAGACTCGGATGGAACCGAGAGAAAGTCGAACACCATGCGCAGCCAGTCGTGCATGCCATCAGTCCGTCGGGTTCACCACGTCGATCAGCACGTCATCGCCCGCCAGGATCGCGCCTGCGAGCACCGGATAGATTTCGCGGTAGGCCGCTTCGGAACCGCCGATGAAGTCGGTGCTGACGGTCGAGCCGACCAGGATGCAGCCCTTCGTGTCATCGGGAGAGTTGCCGATGTGAATGTAGATATATTCGAAGCCTGGCACGTCCTGAAGCCAGAGCATGCCCTTGTGGAAGTCAGGCCCGAACCGTTCCAGGTATTCCGGACTCTTGGAGCCATCGGTGCGCAGCTTGAGGACGTACTGCCCAGGCGGGATGCAGGTCTCGCCGGAAATCTTCACCGGGCGGATTGCATCTTCGAGCGTGTCGCACAGCTTGTCGTTGACCACCAGTAGCCCGATGGTCGAACGCGGCGTGACGATTTTTCGGGTGAGCGTGGCGATCATCGGTTCTTCGTCCAGATGGACAGCACGTGAAACAGGACTTCCATCACACCGGCGGCAGCGGCCACCACGAAGGAAACCCGCCACTGGCCGTTCTCAAGTTTTCGGATTCGGTCTTCGTGCTTCTCGTTGACGCAGGGCTGCCCTTTCGCTTCGTCATCTTCCAGCAGCTTGATACGCAAGTCGTTCTCGGCCACTCGTGTGTTGAAGACTTGGAAGTCCTGACCCATGCGGTTCAGGTGCTCCATCTGCGTGAGTACTCGTTCGAGCTTCAGCGCGTTCTCTTGGCTGCTGCGGTTGTATTCGACCAGCGACTTGCGCATCTCGCGCATGTCGTCGGCGATGCTTCGCAGCTGCTGGGTGACGTTCGATTCCATTTCAGCGTCCACGGTCAGGTACTACCTACGTTCAGGTCGTCGCCTGAAGAGTGCACCCACACCGAGGCCAATCCGCCACCAGCGAGTGCAGTAGTGAAGCTCAAGCGGATCGCATCGAAGTAGCCGATGAATGGCAACGCCACCGATCCAGGTGTCATGTCAAGAGCAATCAATGTAGGGCTTAGGCCCACAAACTTGGTTCCACCAGTGGGTCGGCCTTCGACCTTCAGGATGCCCGCTGAAGGTTTCGAGTCGAGCGCCACGTACAGCATGTGTTGCGCCAGCGAAGCGTGGTCGAGGATTTCCTGCGACACCTGCCCGGCACCACTCCACCCATCCACGATGAGTTGTCGGGCAATGCGGTGGCGGGTGGTGTCGTCGGCCATCAGCGGAATGGAGCGCCAGTGATCCAGGAGACCAGCGAGTACCGCGTGCCGCGCGTGATCGGCGTGACACAGTGCGGCGTCCAGCTGGGGAAAATCAGGGTGTCGCCGCGCTGCACCTTGTCGGGGTCGAAGTCGCAGTTGGTGAACATGCGCAGGCGGCAGCCGTCGTAGTCGGCCGGATCGGACAGCTGGGTGACCGTGGACAGCTTGCGCAGCGAGGACATGCCGCCGCCGGTGTCCTGGTGCCAGCGGTACTTGCCCGGATGCTCCGGATCGAAGTCGTAGCGCAGGAACACCAGCTGCTCGTGCAGGCCGTTGAGGTCGTAGCGGAAGTGCTCGCGGTTCGCCCACACCACGCGCTCGGACAGTCGCTGGTAGGCCCACGGCGCCTGCTCGGGCGTGATCGCGCACGTCCTGACTTGGCGGTAGTCCGGATCGGTGACCACCTCGTTGGCGATGCCGTTGCCGATCTGTCCCGGAAACAGCGGCGAGGACTCGCCCAGGCGAATCAACTCGGCGCACTCGGGCGGCGAAAACAGCACCGGATACCACGAATACGGTGGCAGTTCTTTGGCTTGCTCCGGCAGAATGGATTGGATGCTCATGCGTTGCCCTAGCGTGAAGAGAGTGTGTGCGTGAGCATATCGTCAATTCACCCTTACTGGTTGCTGGAAAAGCCCCAGGTAACCGTGCAGTTACCGGTCATCGAACCGCCGAACGTGAGGTCGTGCACAGTGCACTGGAACACGCTTGAGGTCTGGTCTTTGGTGGTGTTCGCGGCATACGAGATAGCCAGGTTCGGCCCATTGGTTCCGCTGGTGATCGTGCCGCCACCAGACACCTTGCTCCACGCATAGCTGTAGTTGCCGCTGCCGAAGCTGGCGACCGCCGAGCAGGTGGCGTTGTTGGTGCACTGCGTCTGGCCGGCGTAGTAGTTGTACGAGCAGGATGCATAGGCACCATTGAAGGCGACATGCAGCCCTTGCGGGCCGGTCGGGCCATACGGGCCATACGGGCCAGGCGGGCCGGGCGGCCCAGGTACCGTGCTGGTCGGGCCGGGCGCGCCGGTCGGGCCTGGTGGGCCGGGCGGCCCAGGCGTCGTGCCGCTGGGGCCAACCGGGCCGCGCGCGCCGGGCGCACCGGTCGGGCCAGGCGTACCGGCCGGGCCGGGTGCTCCGTTGACGGTGGGGCCAACCGGGCCGCGCGCGCCGGGCGGCCCATGCGGGCCAGGGTAGCCAGGGAAGCCGACAGGCCCAGTGCCGCCGGTGACAGCGTTTGGCGTGCCCTGCGGGCCAGCCGGCCCAGGCGGGCCATTCGGCCCATTGCGGCCAGGGCCAGCCGGGCCAACCGGGCCGATGGAGCCAGGCGCACCCAAGCCGCCGGTCTGGCCGACCGGGCCATTCAGTCCGGTCGGGCCAACCTTGCCGAGCAGGAGGTCGGTGACGAGCAGCGTCATCCAGGCGCTCCGACCGGGCCAGTCGGGCCGGGTGGGCCAGGTGGGCCATACGGGCCATACGGGCCGGGTGCGCCGGTCGCGCCAGTGGCACCGGTGGGGCCAGGTGCGCCAGTCGGGCCAGCCGGGCCGGTGTAGCCAGCCGGGCCAGGTGCACCGGTAGCTCCCGTGGGGCCGATCGGGCCAGGGCCACCAGGAGCGCCAGCAGGGCCAGGTGGGCCGATCGGGCCGACAGGGCCAGGAGCGCCGGTGGCGCCGGTGGGGCCGATCGGGCCTTGCGGGCCAACGGGGCCGTTCGCGCCGGGTGCTCCGGGTGGGCCGATTGGGCCAGGGCCGCCAGGCACGCCGATGACACCGGGCGGGCCGACCGGGCCAGGAGCGCCCGTGGGGCCAGTAGGGCCGGTGGCGCCGGTCGCGCCGGTCGGGCCAGTCGGGCCGATCGGGCCGAAGAACAGTAGGTCGGAAAACAGGATCGTCATGGGGATCAGCCCATCACGCGCAGGCGCCAGCCGTAGGCCGGGCCGAGGTAGGAGAAGCTGAATGAGGCGCCGACCTTGTTGAGGCTCACGTGGGTCTCCACCGTGCCGTTGATGGTCAGCGCGCCAGTGGAATAGACGTCCACTGCCTGCCCGTTCGCCAGCGATCCGCCGACGTGGGTGATGTTGATGGGCGAGTCGCCGAGTACCGCGTCGGGCGGAAGGTTCAGGATGATGTTGCCGCCGGTGGCATCCACGCCGACCGAGTCACCCTTGGCGAGCGCGCTGGTGCCGGCGGTGTTGATGATCCGGTAGTTGAAGAACGCCACGCCGGACAGGTCGATGAAGGTGATCCAGTTGTTGCCCGAGTAGGTCGCGCCCGAGGTGTGCTGCGTCGTGCAGTACATCAGGCTCTGGTGCACACCAATCTGCATCACGTCGCCGACGTAGTACAGGTGGTTGGGCTGCCATAGGCCCGACCAGTTGAACGGCGCGGTCACCGTGATCGGCTGGCCGTTGGAATCGAAGCGCAGCCACTGGTTCGCGCGCGTCAGCGCGGCGGGCAGGTTCTGTAAAGTCTCGCCGGTGTTGCCGCGGATCGAACGGCTGATGTCCGCCGACACGCCATCGAAGCCGGACTGCACGCCACTGAACTCGCTCGATACCTCTTCGGCGCGCGCGGTCTGTCCGGCGTAGCCGCCGAAGTTTTCGGTGTAATACGGGTTGGTCATGTCAGCCCTTCGTGTTGCGATTGATGACGCGCGGCGTGAACTGGAACGAGGCGCTGTAAAGCGTCATGGGTTCCTCGTTGTTGGCATTGCCGGCGAAGAACATGCCGATGTTGTAGCCCTCGCCTTCGAGCTTCATCACCGCTTGGCTGTAGACCGGCGACGACCAGGTGAAGCGATCCCACAGCGCGATGTCCCAGTAGCCGCCGTTGCCGATGAAATCCAGCTGCTGGTTCAGTTGGCCGTTGCGATTGCCGAAGTCGAAGTCCACCGAGATAGCCAGCGTGGCGACGCCTTCAGGCGCAAGGTCAACCTGCAACCGGCGCCACCGCTTGAAGTCATCGTGCGACTTCGCATCGAAGTAGGAGAAGCGAAGGAAGCTCTGCACGTTCTGGCCGTCGAAGCTGCGGCCCTTGTCGATTTCGTACAGGTAGCCGTTCATGCCGCAAAGGAACGCGCGCTCGATCTGCCGCGTGCCATCGGTCGAGGTGCCGAAGCCGCCGAAGAAGCCATAGGCCGGGAACGGGTACAGCCCCTGCGTCCAGCCGCTGGCCTTACCTTGCGCGTTGATGCCCAGGCACAGCACGATGCCCGACGCGAACATCACGCGGTACAGGTTCTTTTTGCGCGTCACCACCGCGCCTACTGCTTGATCGGTGGCGATCAGATTGGTGACGATGTCGAGGATTTTGTCGGACAGCGACTCGGCTTCGAAGTCGCCATAGGCGGCCGTGGCGGTCGCGTTGGTAAAGCCGCGATCTTCCATGAACATGACTTGGCCGGGGTTCTCGTCGGTGTAGGCGATCGCGCCGGTGTTGGAGCCGTAGACCTTGATCTGGAACAGTTCGACGGTCAGGCCGGTCAGGTTCCAGATGCGCTTGCGCGTGCCGATCACCAGCGTCGAGTTGACATCCTCGCGCAGGAACGTCACATCCTCGCCGACCGAGCGCGCGTCGGCGCCGAAGATCGGCTGCCAGTTGAGCGGCTGCTGGTAGCTTGAGTTTTGCAGCGAGCCACCAGGAAAGGCCAGGAACAGGTGGTCGTTGTGCACTTCCAGGTGGGTCGGCGTGTCGATCGACATGCCGGTCTCGATCTGCACGAACACGCCATCGACCGAACTGTATTCGAAGGCGTTGTCCACGCCGTTGACGCCGTACAGCCGGAAGCCGGTCGCCGGGTTCTGGTTGGCGTTGAAGTTGTGCGTGCGGAAGTGGTAATTGCCGTTCGGCTCAAGGCTCTGCGGCGCCGACGACACGTAGGTCATGTACGTGACGCCATCGAGTTGCAGCGCCTCGCCAGGCGTCGGTGTGCCGCTGATGGAGAACGCGATGAAGAAGCCGGCCGCGTCGGTGCCCCACGTGCCGGTCTTGGTCACCAGGCGCTTGATCTGGAACACCGAGCCGGATACGGCGCCGGTCAGCGACGTGCCTTCCGGCGGGGGCGCCATCGCCGAGGCGTAGACGCCAGCGTTGAAGCGCACCTTGGTGCCGAGCGGAATCTGCTGCCAGCCTGACGAGGTGGACATCCACATCGAGGCGGAGTTGCCGCCCACGTCGTTGCGGAAGGCGTACACCGCGCCGTTGTACGGGAACGCACCGAGCACCGGGCCGATGCTTGCACCACCACCGACCGGCAGGATCGCCGACTGAAGGTAGGTATATTTCGCCAGGTAGTAGGATGCGGCCAGGTCATCGCTGACCGCGCCGTTGATGTAGCCTGGGCCGATCGAGGGCGTGTTGCCATACACCGACGTGAGCGACGAGCCGTTGCACAGGAAGGTGCCCTGCAAGCCGGTGAGCACGATGTAGCTGTTGATCGTATCGACGTAGCAGACTGTGCCGGTCGCCAGCGAGACCGCTTCAGTGAACGCGGTGCCGACCGGCGGCACGAAGCCGGGCGCAACCTGGATCGCGATGAAGGCGGTATCCGACGGCGACAGCTGGCCGTCCATGCGCTCGATGCCGTCGAAGCGGCGGTAGCCGCCACGCACGCCAGGCTCGTAATTGAGGCAGCCGAGCAGGTGCCCAGGCGCGGTCTGACTGGGCGCATCCATCACGTCGATGCCGCCATTGAAGGCGAACGCCGTGCTGGAAATGCGCGTGCGAATCCGCGATCCGCCGGATTGCATGTAGGCCTGCGCGATGTCCACCGGTCACTCCACGTAGCCGTCTTGTGCGGTGGTCTGGTCGTTGCGCGAGCGCCGGCCAGCGGTGTTGTTCGGCAAGCCCCAGGCTTGCAGCTTTTCCAGGCCGTCGATGAACTCGGCCGTGGCACCGGACATGATTTCCGGCGCGTTCTCACGCTGCGCGTAGTAGATTTTCGCGCGCTCGCAGATGATCTGATCGAAGTTGACCGGGATGCGGCTGATGTCGGTGTTGTTCGCCATCCGGTTGCCCAGGCACCAGTAGGCCAGCGAGAACGTGCTTTGCACGGGCACGTTGTTCGACAGGTACAGGTTGCCGCCAGGGTCTTGGCTGAAGCACGACGGATTCGGCGCGGTGGTCAGCGGCCGCGAGTAGTACAGGCTCGCGAATCGCTCCCAGTCCATCCACGGCACCACGCGCGACGTGGACAGGCCGTAGTCCTGCCACATCGAGCAGCGGTCGATCGTTTGTAGGCTTGCAGCCCACGATGGAAGCGTGACAGCCAGCTGCGATGCACCAGCCTGCGCGATCACGGCCGGATCGCGATACCACAGGAATGACCAGTCAGCCCAAAGGTTTTGGATCGTGAGGTCGGCGCGCGCTACCCATCCGATGATGCGCAGCTGCTCTTGGTTGAGCGAGCTTGAGGTGACCGACGACAGCGTGCCACCGGCAACGCCCAGGTCGGCCACCACGTCCTGACAAAGCTGTAGGAAGGTGCGCGACACGCTTAGCTCGTGTGCTTGGCGATGAAGCGCACCATCGCCGCGCGGTCAGCCTTGTTCGGCTTGAAGTCGGTCGGCGTGCGGGCCTCGTGCAGCGCCGACACCAGTTCGTCGGCGAGCAGCTGGATTTCCTCGTCGTCCTTGTCGGCCAGCGCATCGAGAATCTGCTGGTTGACCGGCTCGCGCATCGGCTTGACTTCCTCGGCCTGCGACGGCACTTCGTCCGAGCTAAGGCCCAGGCGCGTCAGCAGCGCGATCTTGTCGGCGTTGTAGGGGTGATCGACCAGCAGCCGGCCGTCGGCACCGAAGTACAAGCCGTGCTGGTAGAACTTGACCGGCTTGTCGATTTCGGCCTGCTCGCCGGAGCCGGCGAACACCTTGCTGAAGGCGACATCGTGGTTCAACTGCATTTGCAAACCTGACATGGGTACTCTCCTTGCGGGTAAGAAAACGGCGAGGCCGGATCACCCAGCCTCGCCGCGCGTTAGTTCAACATCCGGCGAGGATCAACCCCAGGTCAGCGAGGCGCTGGCTCCCGAGTTGTCCACCGGGCCTTTGGCCGGGCCGCCGGGCTTGCCGTTCGCATCCGAACGATCCTGGCCGGTCTCGGCCGGGTCTTCGTCGGCGAACGACTGGCGCATGGACAGGCCCATCGACAGGTCGGCTCCCTTGGACGGCACCGGGCGGTGCGTCTTGTCGCCGAACAGCTTGCCGGGATTGTCGTTCGCACCGGCGAACTCGCTGGCGAGCGGAACCTGCTCCACCACGTTGGCTTCACCACCACTGCTGGTCGTCTTCATTTTCTTCACGCTCCGATTTGATCGACGCCCAGGATGATGGTCACGTCGCCCGTACCGGCCGGCGAGCCACCCGTGGGGGCGACGAAGGTTGCAGTCAGGTCATGCAGGCCCGCACCGCTGTTGTAGTTCGCGGCCAGGTAGAACGACTTGTGCACGCCGTTCAGCGTGTCACCGCCGCCGATCGTGGCGCCAGCAGCGAGCGCACCGACCACCAGTGAGGCGAAGATGTCCGGCGTGGTGCCGTCGCCGATCTGCACGATCGCCGGCGTGGTCACCTGCGTGAACAGCACCGTGCCGTTGACGAAGATGTCGAGCACGCGGGCGAGCTTGCACTTGCGCGGCACCTTGAGCAGCTGGCTCGTGGTGCCCGCACCGAAGTTGACGCCCGGAAAGCGGACGGCATAGGTAACGAGGTTGTCGTACTGGCTCATGGTTTAGTGCCTCCTTGTGGCACCTGATTGATCGGTGACCGGGCGGCGTTTGCCGCCCGGCGGAGACACTTCAGCTGGCGCTGTTCCACTTGTAGATGCGCGCGTTGGCGGCGTCGCCAGCGGTCGCACCGTGAACCAGGCCGAAGCCACCCAGGTAGTACCAGGCGATGCCACGGCTGCGGCCGAAGTCCGACGGAATCTTGCCGCGAATCTCTTCCGGGTTGACGATCGCCTCGGCCACCGTGTCGGCGCCGAAGAAGTACACCCAGTCCGACTGTCCGTTCGTCCACGGCACCGGGTTGCGGAACGTGTACGCGGTGGCGTTGACCGCGCCGCCGTGGGCGATGGCGGTCTGCTCGATGAAGCGGATGCCTTCGTATCGGCCCACTTCGCCGTTGGCGATCAGGTCGAAGCCGGTCTGCACGTACATGTGGATCGCTTCCAGCGCGTTCTTGAACGGGCGGAAGGTGGTCGGCCAGCCGATGGCGTAGTAGTCATCGCCGGTGTACGCCGGGACGTTGCCCTCCTTCATCACGTCGGAGATGGCTTTGACGTGGTTGTTGTTGAGGGGAACGTTGTTGGTGATCGCGGTGTTGCCAGCGGTGACGGTGACGCTGGTGGTGGACGTGCCACCGGTCGGCGCCACGTTCATCACACTGCGGTTGAACTGCGCCCAGGCCGCGCCGTCGAGCGTTTCCTTGGCGTCAACCTTCAGCACCTTGTTGATGATTTCGGTGACCGGCACCTTCGACATGTCATCGAGCTTGCCGGTGTAGGGCACGGAGTTGCCGTACTCGGTCACCTGCAAGGACTGCTGGGTGATCGTGAAGTTGGTGGTCGGCATTTCCATGTTCTCGTCCAGCGTGCCGCCGCCGGAAGCGAGCTTGCTGTAGACGTTCCAGTTGAACAGGTCGCCGGTATGCAGACCCTTCGCGGTCGCATCCTTGGCGTCGCAGAACTGGCGGAACTTGACCGTCGGCAGCAGCTGCATGCGCAGCACGTTCGACAGTTCGTTGGCGTACATGTAGCCGCCGAGGGCGTTGATACCCCAAACCTGACCACTCATAAATCTTCTCCATCGGTGGCAGGGCGTGCGGCCATGCCGGGTTATTGGGTGCGTCGGCCGAAAGCGCGCTGTGCCTGCATCATTGCGACGAACTCGCTGTTGTCTGGCACTTGCACTTCGCCCGCGACTGGTGCTGTTCCACTGGCTGTCGAAACCGGCTGCAAGCCTCGCTTGCGTTCCACAACCTTGGCGCGGGCCGGGTCGTAGAGTTGTTCCACCTGCTCGCACGCTTCACGTGCTACATCGACAGCGCGGCGATCCTTGTTCTCGGGCTGGCTGACCAGGTTCTTGAACCGTTCGAAGGCAGCAGCACGCGCCTCGGTGTTCTTCATCAGGTCGCCGAACTCGCGGTTCGCCATGTCGTTGATTTGCCGGTTGACTGCTTCCAGTGCCGGGTTCATCTTCACAGGGGGAAGTGCGGCTTCAGTTCTGGCGCTCGCGCCCATTTCGGCCTGCACCTGCTTGACGATCGCCGATACGTCCGGCGTGTCGCCGCGTGCGCGGTTCAGGCGGATCAGACGAAGGATCGCCTTGGCGGCATCCTCGCGATCACCAGAGTAGATTTGACCGGCAAGCTCTTCGGCGAGCGCGTTCTCATCCACACCCGTGGCGCCAGCATCGTTGCGATGCTGCGATGCCGGGCCGGCACCGCTGATGGCAGGGTCGTTTCCTTGACCCACGTGGCTGGTGCCACGTTGTAGTTCCTCTCGGAGCCGCTGCATGTCGGCCATCTGCTGCTGCAATTCCAGTTGCTGCCGCGCGATGGCGAGGGCTTGTTCGTCCAGTTGGCGGCGCTGGATGTAAAGCTCCACGCCACCTGCCCGGTCGAGGTCAGCCTGCGAAACGCTGATCTGGCTCCCGTTGTAATCGAGCGTAACACGCTCATTCTGACTTTGTGAAGTAGGTGTGACATCTTTCTTCACGGGCAGGTGAAGCGTGCGATCCGCCGGCTGCGTGGGCTGCTTGCGCACGCCGGCCTCGGCTTCCATCGCGCGCACGCGGGCCAGTTCCACTTCGTCCAGGCGACCGTCGATCGACTCGGCCGCCTCGGCGTCGTGGATCGCATCGGACTTGGCGAACATGGCCTTGAGTGCTTCGAACGGGTCGATGCGCTGGCCGGGGTTGGCTTCGCTGCCGTCGGGCACCTTCACGCCAGCGGCGGTGGACAGGTCGCGCTTGGTGGCGTCGGCTTGCGCGTGCAGCGCCTTGGTGGCTGCGTCGTCGGTTGCAGTGGTCATGATTGATCGCCTTCGTGGGTTTCGATTTCGGCCGCTGCGGCCATGCCGTCGCGTACCATCTGGTTGAGCCGGCTCACGATTTCAGCCGCCACTCGGATGTCGAAGTGCAAGTCGCGCGCCTTCGGTGTGCTGATGTCGCTCATTTCCAGCAGCGCGCGGCTGCCGCGCTGCACTTCGATTTCGCAGCACGCCACCAGGTAGCCAACCACCTTGGCGACATCAGGGGTCTCGGCGATCCCGCGCATCACGCGCACGGCCGCGTCGCCCAGGTACAGCCGCTGCCATAGCGTGGCGTCGCTGGTGTCGGCGTCGGCCAGCGTGCGGCCCAGGGCCAGCGCGTTGCCGCGTACCCAGTCGTCCTCGGGCTTGAGGGGCTGCGGCCCTTGGTTCGTGCTCACTGGCCTGGCATCCCGTTATTGGGGCCGGCCTGGCCGCCGTTGGCGTTGGCGTAGCCGCCTGCCGATTGCACGTCCTGCTGGAAGTTCGGCAGCGTCACGTTGCTGTCCGGCAGCGCCAGTTGCTGCGGCTGCGGGCCGCCATCGGGCGGTGCGACCACCGGCGGGTTCGGCGAAGCCATCGCGGTGGCCTGTTGCAGCAGGAACTCGCTGCGCTGGATCGCGATGTCGTTCGACAGCTTCTCGCGGGCCATCATCAGGTTGCCGCGCGCGATTTCGTTCTTTTCCTTTTCCAACTGCAACTCGATGTAGGCCAGTTGCAGTTCGGCGTTCTTGTTGGTGAGTTGCGTGTTGCTCGCGATGCTGGCGATGCGCTCGGCCGCCTGCGCGCGGATCGTCGCCACCGCCTGCACGCCCTGGATATGCGCCTGCTGCGGATAGGTCAGCATCTGAAGTTGCTCCACCTGCTGCTGAAGTGCCTGAATCTGCGGATCGTTGCTCTGCTTCTGATCCATCATCGGGAAGTAGCGGCTGATGTCGGAGTAGCCGGCGGCGGCGAACAAGTCCTTCATGAACTCGTCCTGGTCGGACTTCATCAGCTGCATCGGGAAGAACTTGGCGATCGTGCTCAAGACCAGTTCGGTGCGCTCAATGCGCTTGGCCGGGTTGGTCGCGCCGAAGCCGACGTTGACCGTCACCTTCGACTCGGTGCCCAGCGCCTGCCAGAACTGCTTGGCCGAAACCGCCAGCTTGGTGCCGATGATGGTTGCCAGCGTCCGGTCGGTCTCCCACTGCTTGAGCAAGTCGAGCAGCTGGCCCAGCACCTCTTGCAGGAACGTGGTGCAGAACGTATGTAGGTCGTACTCGGTCAGCTGGTTGGCCGAGTCGCCGAGCATCTGCATGCCGCCGACGGTCTCGTTGAGGTTGCGGTTGTTGCTGACGCTGGCCTGGCTGAAGTTGCCGACCAGGTCATCCAACTCCACGTTCATCAGCTGGTGCTCTTCCATCGAGCCACGCGGCGCTTCCGGTGCGCGATCCCACTTCACGTCGGTGTTGGGGTTTTCCAGTTCGACCACCGCGCCTGGCGCGAAGCGAGCCATCGCGCGAAGGTCAAGGCCGGTGTTGCGCTTGACGAACGTGCGCCCGGCCGTCGCCATCTTGTTGGCGTCCTGGCGCAGGTTGGCGGTGTCGGTAATCTCGTCCTGCATCGGCGCCATCAGCGTGGCCGTGCCGGCGTTGTACGGGTTGTGCGACTCGATCATGGTCGAGCCGACGATGTAGCCACGGTATCCGCGCGGGTCGAACTCGGACAGCGGGATCACGTTGGACAGCATCAGTTCGGTGCCGACCGTATCGTAGATATAGTCCTCGCCGTCGATGCGCATGATGTTGCGGTGAACCCAGCAGATGGCGTAGTCGGAGACCTCGCCGTTGCGGTCGAAGCGGCTCTGCGCGTTGCGCTCGCGCTGAAGCCGGATCGAATCCCACTGTGCCGCCGTGCCACCAGCCATCAGCTGCTGCGGCGTCAGCTTGTTGTACTTCAGCCGCGCGTTCGGGTTGCTCATGTAACGTAGGACATCACACACATACATCGGCATGATTTCGATGATGTACGGCGAGCTTGCCACCACGTCCATCCAGTCAGCCGCCGGGCTGAACAGGAAGTTCTCGATCGGGATGAGCTTGAAGCCAGGACGATCGACGCTCGCCACGGTATCGACGCGCTTGATCGGGCCAAGCTCCGGATGCAGTTCGTCGTAGTAGCGGTTCGACTCGTCGTAGTCCCAGTATGTCTTGGCGATGGCGAAGCCCTGCCGGTCGGCGTCCTGCACCGCGCCCACGGTGAACACGTACCACCGTTTGTCCTCGTTGATGCGGTAGTTGAGCAATTCCTGCTGGACGCGCGCATCGAGCGCCGCGCCAGGATCGCCGGACGTGGCCGAGATGTTGACGATGTCGGCTGACGCGAACAGGCTGATAGCCGCCGCCGCCTCGCGCTTGCGGATGGTCGAGCGCGTCTTGGGCCGGAACAGCTTCGAACGCTTCTCGAACGCGGGCGTCCAATACTTGCTGCCCTTGGGATGCTCGGAATTGAACCGCGCCATCGCGTCCATGATGCGGCTGCGATGGTTGGCGTTGAAGTAGCTCTCGGCGTTGCTGAAGCTCTGCCGCGCCAGCGCCAGCATGTCCTCGTCGCTGCGCGGCGAATACTGAAGCGGCTTGGCGTCGATCAGCGGCTCTTCCGGCCGTCCGGCGCCACGGATAGGGCGCGGTGACAGCGGCATGCGCAAGCCTTCCTGCGCAGACATCTCGGGCGTGGCGCCGCCGGTCAGGAACGGGATCAGGCTCGCCAGGTCGGTGTTGCTGCCTTCGAGCTTGTCGGTCGAAGTCGGATCGAACGGTGACTGGCTCACTGGGTGATCCCCACGATGGTTCGGCCCTGGGCGTCGGTGCTGATGGTGGCGTGGCCGCTTGCCATCGCGTAATCGACAGCGGCTTGGTCGCGGAAGCGGCTGCGCTCCTGGTCGGTCACGTCCGGGATCGCCTCGCCGTTGGGCTTGCGCACGATCGCTGCCATCAGTTCGGCCTTGTAGGTATAGCCTGGATAGCGGAAGCGGCGAAGGATTTCCTGCCCGCCCTTGAGCACCTCGCGGCGCTTGGGATCGTGCTGGATGTCGGCGTACTTGATGCGGTAGCCGTAGCGGCCGGAGAAGTCGAGGCAGAAGATGTTGAACACCTTGCCGCGCTCGGACGGCTGCACCGCCCAATGGAAGCCGGGCATGCGCCGCGTCAGCAAGTCGGCGATGTCCTTCACCAGGATGTGCGTGCTGGCCGACAGCCCGATCAGCGCGCCGTGGTCATCCACGATGCCCTGCGGCTCGCCGTGCGGATCGTGGCCGCGCAGGCTGGCACCCACGTTGTTCTCGCGGATGAAGGCATCGACCGCCTGCAAGGCCTGCTGCTCGATCGTCAGGCTCATGCGAGGCGGTCTCCCAGCGACTTGATCGAGAAGTCCAGGTAGCTCACGGTGTCGCCGCTGCGCGCGAACACGGCCAGGAACACGTTCGAGGCGAACTGGGTGATGAGGTGCAGGCTGATGCTGTTGCCAGTCTGGCTAAGCCCGATCTGCGTCCAGGTCGCGCCGCTGTCGGTGGACTGGAAGAACGCGGCCTCGGTGGTGGTCAAGCCAGTGACGATATTGCAGGTCGCCTCCCAGTAGTTGGTGGTTTTCCACTGGTAGTTGGCGAGGGTGTAGTGGCTCGACAGCAGCGCGCCGTTGAGGTCGATCAGCTTGCCGGTATGGATCGGCAGCTGGATGAAGGTCGAGCCGGACACCGTGGTGCCGGGATGCGACTGCGAGAAGCACACGGGCGCGTAGCTCGACCACTGGCCGGAGGCGTTGACGATGCCTTGGGTGATGCCCGATCCGTAGTAGCCGTCGTACACGCGCAGGCCGACGATCTGGTTGTTGAGGCCATCGGAGACGTTGCCGAAGTAGATCGGGCCTTTCTGGCCGCTGCCACTGTGGCCCATGATGTTGTTGCCCCACATGGAACCGTTGATATGGTTCCAGTAGTTCGTGTTGGCAACGAAGTTCATGCCGCAGGCGTCGTAGCCGTGGCCGTTGATAGTGTTGTTGTAGATCGTGCAGGAGGCGTTGTCGCCATCATGCACGGACACCTGCACCGGGATGTTGCCATCGAGCGCGCTGGAGAAGTCCTCCATGTAGTTGCAACTGAACACGAACGAGCCGCGAAGCTTCACCACCACGGTGTTGGTATAGGTCACGCCGTAGTTGTGGTTGTTGAGGTGGAACAGCATCGGGAAGCCGGGGCCGGTGCCCGATTGCACGGGTGCGCCGGTGCAGTCGTAATGGCACGCCACGTCCGCGCCGAAGAAGCACCGCTGGATCGAGCCGCCGTTGAAGTCATTCAGCGCGATACCCGTGCCGGTGATCTTCATGAGCGTGCAATCGAGGTAGTGCGACAGGAAGCTCGATCCGTTCACCACGCCGTTGGTAAAGCCTTCGATGCGCATGCCTTCGACCACGCCACCGAACGGGCCATTGATCGCTGTCGCGGTGTTGCCCGACGCGGCGCCGTAGACATGGTGGTTCTTGATGCAGATGCGCAGGCGGCTGTTGGCGGTAATCGTGCCGGTGGCCGGGTTCTTCAGGTAGCCGTTCGGCGCGATGATGCGCGCGGTGCTCGAATAGCTGCCGGACGGATCGGCGGTTTCGCAGCGTCCGGGGCCGTCGATGACCAAGCCCTCGGTGTAGTTCACCGCCGAGTTGACCAGGAAGGCGTTGTTGGTACCACCGTAGCCCTTGGACGCGGGCCACTTCACGTGGTTGGAAAACGCGATGGCGCGCGTCAGCGCCGGTGCGAAGTCGGCAGCGGACGAAGTGATCGAGGTGGCGCCATCGCCCGAACGCCAGAAGCGCAACGGCGACACCGGCAGTTCGTTGAGCACCGACGCCACGGTCAGCGGGCTGGCCGAGTCCAGCGCGTAGCCGACTTGCGAGGCGCCGCTGATGCTGGTTAGGTTGGTCGAGCCAGGCGCACCAGTCGGGCCGACCGGGCCAACCGGGCCAGGCGCACCAGTCGGGCCTACGCTGGTAGGGCCAGGTGCACCGGGTGGGCCAGGGTTGCCGATCGGGCCGATGGCGCCTTGCGGGCCGGTCAGGCCGGTGGGGCCAACCGGGCCAGTCGGGCCGTTGGTTCCCGGTGCGCCAGTCGGGCCGACTGGGCCGAGCGCGCCGTTGGTACCGGGCGGGCCGGGCGGGCCAGGGATCGAGGGGCCGCTGCCACCGCCGCCGAACGGCGTCAGGCCACCACGGGTGCCGTCGCTGATGAAGGCGAGCAGCTGCTGGTCATCGAACACCACGTCGCCGCGCGGCAGCGCGACGGCCGGTAGGTCGATGGTGTTGACATGAAGGTCAGCGACAGACATGGCTCATGCTCCGTTGTAGCTCGGGTTCGCCGGGTTCCACGCATACGGCGTGAACTCCACGAACAGGCGGGTGTATCCAACGGGCAGGCTGGATGAGAGCGATTGCGCTCCGGTCAGTTTGATGGTGGTCGGGGCCGAGCCACCGAACGCATAGGCGGATACCACGTCACGCGATCCATCGGCCATCTGGCACAGCATCTCCCAGTCCACCGTCTTGGGACTGGTGGCAGGCGGCGCGATGTTGGCGTCACGCGGATTCATGTCGGCGCGTAGGCCTTGCTGCTCTGCGCGGCCAGCGCCGACTTGGGCACCGACAGGTAGCTCGCGTGAATCTGGCGCAGCAGCAGGCCGCCCCACTGCACGTCATAGCTCACGGTCGATTGCGTCAGGTGGATCGCCACCACGGTGACCGCGACGTGGACATCACCTACATTCAGGGACAGGGGTTCGCCAATGGCGAACTGGTTGCCGTCGAGTTTCATGCGATCAGTCCTCTTCATAGCGCAACGGCGCCTGGGGAATGGCGGTGGGCGTGCCCATGTGCATGGCAAGCTCGGTGGGGGTCATCTTCGCCAGCGGCAGGATGTCGGCCGTCACGCGCGTGCTGACCATGACTTGCTGGCCGGCCTTGATGACGCGCGAGCGATGCGCGATGCGGATTTCCGCATCGTCCGGGCCATCGTTGCGAATGGTCAGGTGTGCCGCCATCACTCTTCCTCTTCAGGCAGCTTGAACGTGGCGATCCACACCACCAGGCCGACCGCGCCGACCAGCAGCAGGCCAAGGCCAGCGAGCAGCACCCAGTCGAAGGCGTCCATCAGCAGCGATTCATCAGGTTGTGGGCTGACCAGGTCAGCAGCCCGCACACGCGGGATCGGCTGACGCGCTCGCCGCACAGCGCGCGGGCCAGGTTGCCTTCGCTGTTTTCGAGCACGCTGATGACCAAGTCCACGTCGCCGAACACGCCTTGTTCGACTTCGGCGGCCAGTTCGCGTAGGTCTGCCGCCAC